GCTCCGGCAGCGGATTGCGGAGCGGGCGCGGGAAGATGAGGACCACCGCAGTCAAATCGAGCTTATCCGAGAGGTCGATCCCGACGTAGCACTCGCGGCCCTTCATCGCGTCCAGCGTCAGGACGCCGCGACACGCGACCCATTTCTCGATCGGGAGCCAGATCGTCGCTTGCTGCGTCCACGTACAAAAATTTAAGCGGCGCACCATGTTTTGCTCAGACGGGATGTCTCTCGCCTCGCGCACCTGTTCGCGCAAATAGTCCCAGGTAATCGACACGCCTAAATTGGGATTTGCCCGCAGCCAGTGCGGCCCTTCGACGCGCCAGTCGTCGCAGTCGGGACAATCGTCTGAGGGTTGCAATTTCCCGGCGGCGAGACACGCGGGGCACGGATCGAGATGGCAGACAAAGGCGAACCAGGACTCGTTTTCGAGGATGCCGTCGAGGACTTGTCTGCTGTAATCGTGATGCTTGCCGCAGATGGTTTCCTCGTCGAATCCGGAATTCGTGGGAATGATGATGAGCGCATTCGCGCGGCCCTTCGTGCCGGCGCGCATTTTTAAATACACCGTCGCATTCGGATGTTCGTGTTCCTCATCGATGATGGCCGCATGCACACGCTTGCCGTCGAGGCCGCGCTTCTCCGCGGAAATGAGGCGGATGAACGACGCCATCTCGAGGAACGCCAGATTGTTCTGCGTCTGATCGATGAGGTCGCGCAAATACGGCGACGCCTTCACCATCGCAATGCAATCGTTGAAGGCGATGCGGGCCTGATCGCGTGTCACGGCGGCGCAGAACATTTGCGCGCCACGCTCGCCATCGGCAATCAGCAGATAGAGCAGTAACCCGGCGGCGAGCGGCGATTTCCCCGCCCCTTTGGCAATTTCTAAATAGGCCACGCGGAAGCGTCGTGTCTCGCGGCGTTTCCCTTTGGCCCCAATCCGAAACGTGTACCAGCCCATGAGCGACCCGACGATGAATTGCTGCCACGGCTGCAACACGAATGGCTTCGCGCCCTCGATGACCACGTCCGTGGTGTCGGCATCGGTCTCGGTGTTCTCGGGAAGAATCAGGATCTCGGTGAAGAAGTCGATCGCTTCCTGCGCGCGATCCCGATACCACACGAGGCCCTTCTCGGCGGCATGGGCGAGATCGTGGAGATGACGCGCGCACGCAGCGCGCACAAGACGAGATGCAATGATGCGCCCCTCGACGACTGCGGTCGCGTAGGCGGTGACGGGATCGGGTTTACTCGCGGCGGGCATAGCGGAGGAAGCGGTGGATGGGATTCGTCGGCGCGTCGGCGCCGTCAGGTTTGACGCCGATGCGTGTGCGCGAGGACGGCATCATCCCGAACTCGGCCCAGAACTGTTGACACTGTAAGAGGGCTTTATTGGCGACCGATCGGAAGGGATTCTGCATCGGGTAGCCGCCCGCTGTCAGGATGACATCGCCCTGACTCGCGATCTGGGTCTCCGCGTTCTGATAGCGCGCCCACGCCCGGCAATAGAGTTCAAATGCGCTCGTATCCCACTCGGTCAGCACGCGCATGCGGAAGAGCACCGGCGCGCGGCGGTTCCATTCGGCGATGGCTTCGCGTGCGCCCCAGCCCGCCCGGCAGCGCGCACAACTTCCACATTTGGCGTCGCATTCCGCGGTCTGGTCGGCGACGAGCGACGGCGGCACGTCCGGCAGACACGGCTCGGGCGTCGGCTCGTGGGCGTTGAATGGGCGGTTGCCCGGATTGCCACGCAGGAGCCGGATCGCCGTCGGTTGTGGCTTCGGGCCTCTTTTCGCCACTGCTCGGTGGAGATTCAGAGTAGCCGACAGGGGGCAGAAATGCCTAGGGATTTCGCGGTGTCTTTCCTGTTGACAAGCGAAGCGGTTCAGTTCTATACTGTATTCATGGTCAGGGGCACACGGTCACAGGCAACGACGAAAGAGGGGCACAACATGGCAACGACGAAGCGCACAGTGGAACCGGACAGCACGACAGGACGCGCGGCGCAGATTCGCGCGGCGCTCAAGGCGAAGGGATGGACGTCGCGCGATGTCTCCGTCCGCGCGCATCTCTACTCGATGGGATCGTCGATTTACGTCGAGATCAAAAACCCGACCGTGCCGCTGAGCCCGGTCGAGCGGATTGCGAACGCACACGAGAGCATCGACCGCGACCAGTTCGGCGACATTCTCTCGGGCGGCAATCGGTTCGTGAGCGTTCGCTACAGCCACGAGGCGCATGAGGCGCTGAGCAAGCGCACGATCGCGGAGTTGGTCGCGGCCTCGATGGACCTCGCCGCGGCATCCGAGAACAGCCTGATCCCCATCGGCGCGACGGGCTATCTCTTGGGGCGCGACCACAACGGCCACGGCTTCAGTTTGTGGCGCGACGGACACCTGCAGTCCGCGTACGAGTTGGACACGTTGGCGGCGCATCTCGCGATGCGGATGCAGGACGCAGCGGCGTGAACGAATCCGGACCGGAGCCATCCGGGCCGTTTCTTCCGAAGGGGGCGACGATGACGACGAAGAACAAGCACGCGGTCGAGTTAGGGCGGCGCGGCGGGCGCGTCTCCTCGCCGCGGAAGACGGCGGCGGCACGCGCGAACGCGCAGAAGGGCGGGCGCCCGCCGAAGTACGACGTCGAGGGCGACGTCTACAATGCGACGGCCCGCATCACCATGCGGGATTCACAGGGTGTTCCGTATCCACTGCGGAAACTGTCCGCGGCATCGCTCGCCGCGCTGGCCAAGTGGATGAAGACGCGCATCCCCCATTCGGCCGTCGTCGCCTTTGAGGATGGGCGTCTCCATTTCGGGTAAACAGGAGGAGGCAGGCACGATGACACTGATCGAAGCAGTCGACGTGGCGTGCACGGTCTGGGGCGGACCGCGCATTCTCTCGGTGACGCCGATGCCGGATGGCGGCGCGTGGGTCGCGGTGAAGCCGGGCGACGGGACGAGCGGGCGGCATCTGACTGGGCACGCGATCAACCCGGCCGGCATTGCGACGTGTCATCGCGACTGCGAGGCGCGGTCCTGGGCGGCGCAACCCATCTCGGCCTAGTTTCGCATTACAAACTCGGAGACAGTTCAACCGATGACCTAGCATGGCGGGAACTCCCGCCATGCCCCAGGAATTCAACCGCGCCTATTCGGTCCTCACCATCAAATCGATCGATCCGTCCAAGCGGACGATCGCGGGACTTGCCACGAGCCCGGAGCCCGACCGGGTCGGCGACATCGTCGAGCCCAAAGGCGTCCGGTTCAAAAACCCGCTTCCGCTCCTCCTCCATCACGACAAGACGCAACCCGTCGGCTTAGCGCGATTCGATCGCCCCACCGACGACGGGATCACGTTTACGGCGACCTTCCCGGAGATTGCGGCGCCCGGCGCCCTCCGCGACCGCGTCGACGAGGCGTTGCAGTCCGTCCAGGCGGGACTGATCCGCGGCGTCTCGATCGGGTTTCGCGCGCTTGGCGATATCGACGAATCCATCGAATTCCTCCGGAGCGGCGGCGTCCGGTTCAAAAGCATCGAAGTGATGGAGCTCTCGCTCGTGACGATTCCGGCGCATCAGCTCGCGGCGATCCACACGATCAAAGCCTTAGACACGCAGGACCGCGCCGCGCTAGGCGAGCGTCCAGCGACACCCTCACGGCCCGGCGCTGCGGGCACTCCACGAACGGGTACGCATATGACACTGTCCGAACGATTGACGAAGGCGCAGGCCGAGTTGCGCACGAAGAGTGAGGCCCTGACCGCGTTGGTGATGGGAGACGAGGGGCAGGGATTGGACGCGACGCAGCGCGAGCAGCGCGATACGCTGACGGTGGACGTCGAAGGGCTCCAGGGCACGGTGCGTAGTCTCGCGGCGCTCGAGGCAGCGCAGATGACCGCGCTCGCCCCGGTCACCACAAAGGCGCATGCGTTCCAGGCGACGCAGTCGACCCAGATGCCGCATGTGGAAACGCCGCGGATTGAGACCCCGCCCGGCATCGGCTTCGCGCGCGTGCTGCGGTGCAAAATGGCGAGCGTCCTGAATCAAGGCACGCCGCCGATCCAATTCGCGCGGGAGTTCTACGGCGGCGACCCGCGGATCGAACAGTTTTTCAAAACGGCGGTCGCGGCGGGCACGACGACCGACAGCACCTGGGCAGGCGCGCTGGTCACGACGACGACCCTCGCCTCGGAGTTCCTTGAATATCTCCGGCCGCGGACCATCATCGGGCAGTTTGGCGCGAACGGCGTGCCCTCGCTCCGCCGGGTGCCCTTCAACGTCCGCATCGTCGGACAGACGACCGGCGGATCGGCGGCGTGGGTCGGGCAAGGCAAGTTGAAGCCGCTCACGAAGTTCGATTGGTCGCCGACTACGCTGCTCTGGGCGAAGATTGCGGCGGTCGCGGTGTTCTCCGACGAGCTCGGGCGCTTCAGTTCGCCCTCTGCGGATGTGATGATTCGTGATGGCTTGGCCGCGGCCGTGATTGCGCGCATCGATACCGACCTCGTCGACCCGACCAAGGTCGCCGTCGCCAACGTGTCGCCGGCCTCACTCACGAGCGGCATTCTCGGCAACGCGCCCTCCGGCACGGATGAAGCGGCGGTGCGCCGGGACATGAACAAGCTGCTCGGCGCATTCCTCGACGGCAACCAGGACATCACGCAGGCGGTCATCATCATGCCGAACACCGTAGCCCTGAGTCTGTCGTTGATGGTCAATTCGTTGGGGCAACCGAGCTTCCCGCAAATGACGATGCGCGGCGGCACCCTCCTCGGGATCCCGGTCATCACGTCGCAGTATGCGGCGACGACGACGACCGCGGGCTCACCGTGGGGCGGCAACCTCGTTGTCGTCGTCAACGCGAACGACGTGTTTCTCGCCGACGACGGACAGGTCAGCGTCGACGCGTCCCGCGAGGCGTCAATCGAGATGGAGTCGGATCCGGAGAATCAGTCCGGGACGGTTGTCTCCATGTTCCAGTCCAACCAGATCGCCTTGAGAGCGGAGCGCTACATCAACTGGGCGCGGGCGCGCACGACGGCGGTTGATTTCATCTATCACGTGGAATGGGGCGGCGCGGGCTCACCGGGCGTCGCGTAGTCTCGGCTTCCTGATGGGTGAGGCTCTTCCGAGCCTCACCGTCTCTCGCGGGGGTCTATGGCACTGGTTCGGGTACGCGCCCTGGCTGCGTTCAGCCATCACGGCTATCACTACGCGGCCGGGGACGTCCTCGAGGTCGAACCCGTGCAAGCGATTCTCTTGCACAACCGACGGCTCGTGAGTCTCACGCGCGAGCTCGGCGCGGTGACGCGCCCGATACCCATCCAGGAAAAGACGCACGAGGCGGCGACGGTGGCCGATGCGCTCCTGACGACGATCGAGGACACGCGCGACGAGCCGCACTCGGACGAGGGCGGATCCCCGGAGACGCCGGTCCGGCGGAGGCGCGGCCGTCCGCGGAAAGCCGATCCGAATGACGCTCACGACTAGGCTCGCGCATCTGGCCGCGGCGATGGGGCTCGAGGTCAAGCGGGCGCCGACGCTCTCGACGGTCGATCCCGCACGCGGCGGCTGGTGGCCGCTCATCTCGGAATGGCGCACGGGCGCGTGGCAAGCGAACGAGGCGCCGGTCTCGCTCGACACGGCCCTCGCCTACTTCGCGACCTACGCCTGCGTCACGCTCATCGCGCAGGACATCTCGAAGATGCGCCTGCGGCTGATGAACAAGACCGCATCCGGGGTCTGGGTCGAGAAGAAGAACCCGGCGTACTCCCCCGTCCTCCGCAAGCCGAATCACTTTCAGAATCGGGTGCGCTATACCGAGTGGTGGATCATGTCGAAGCTGATCCACGGGAATACGTACGCGCTCAAACAGCGCGACGCGCGCGGCGTCGTGCGCGCGGAGTACGTCCTCGATCCCTTCAAGGTCACGCCGCTCGTCTCAGAATCCGGAGACGTCTTCTATGAGCTGAAGCGCGATCCATTGGAGCAGGTCGCCGCGCAGGATCCGATCACGGTCCCGGCCCGCGAGATGATGCACGACCTGATGTGCCCGATCTTCCATCCGCTCGTGGGCGTGTCGCCGTTGTTCGCGGCGGGCGTCTCGGCGATGCAGGGCGCGAACATCCAGGCGAACTCGACGCGGTTCTTCGCGAACATGAGCATGCCGGGCGGCGTCCTCACGGCGCCGGGGCACATCCCGGACGACGTCGCGTTGCGCGCGAAGGCCGATTGGGAAACGAATTTCGGCGGCAGCAATTACGGGCGCGTCGCGGTGCTCGGCGACGGGCTCAAGTTCGAGACGATGGCGATCCCGCCCGAACACGCGCAACTGATTGAACAGTTGAAGTTCTCCGCGGAGATGGTGTGCAGCGTTCATCACGTGCCACCCTACATGATCGGGATCGGACCGGCGCCGACGTACAACAACATCGAAGCGCTCAACCAGCAGTATTACGCGCAAGCCCTCCAAAACCTGATCGAGAGTTTCGAGATCGTCCATGACGAAGGGCTCGAACTCGATACCGAACAGTGGGGCACGGAGTTCGACCTCGACGACCTGTTGCGCATGGATACCGCCACGAAAATGAAGGTGGCCGGGGACGGCGTCAACGCGGCCATTTTCAAAATCAACGAGGCGCGCGCGAAGTTCAGTCTCGAGCCGGTCGACGGCGGCGACACGCCGTACCTGCAACAGCAGTATTGGCCGCTGGCGCAGCTCGCGGAACGGGAGATCCCGGCGGTACCTGCAGGACCGACCGCGGCGGGAGGCCCGACGCCGACGCCCGCCCCGACACCGACGACGCCGCCGGAGGATATGGCGGACAGCGCGGTCGCGGCCGACGAGGCACGAGACTTCCTGGCGCGGCTCACGGGGAATATGGCGGCGCTCGCGACGAAGCACGCGACGGTGACGCATGCAGACTGATGCGCTCGACCTTGCGGACGTCCTCACCTCCGCAATTGCGACGGCGACCGCGCCCCTCCTCGCGCGCATCATGGCGCTCGAAAAGCAGTTGACGATCACGGCGCGAGAGAATCGCGCTGCGATCGAGGCGACGAACGCGATGGCCCTCGACACGCAACGGGCGGGCTATGACCTGCACACGCGCGTCGCGGTCCTCGAGCAACGCGCGCCCGTACCCGGACCTCGAGGCGAGCGCGGAGAGACGGGCGAGCGCGGGAGCGACGGCAGACCAGGAATCGATGGGAAGAACGGCGCGAGCGTCTTCGCCGGCATGGGCGAGCCGACGCTCGGCGGAACAGACGGCGATCTGTATGTCGATGCCGTGAGCGGGGACGTGTATCAATGCCGCTAAATCTGCAAGATGCCTTCGGCCTTCCATTTGGCGCGGAGTCGCTTGGATTTCTCGGCCGCGCAGATCGAGCAGTAGCGGACCCCGCCATAGGACCGATCGAACACGTGCCCGCGCTTGCAGTGCGTCTTTTGGGAATTGACGTACCCGATCGACCGCGAATCACGGAGGGCATTCTCCGACGGCGTCACGACCTGCAAGTGCTGAGGATTGACGCAGAGGCGAATCCGGCAGGTGTGATTCACGAAGTGTCCTGGCGGGATATCTCGACCGGACAACCAGAGCGCGAGGCGATGGGCGCGACGGGTTGCGCGGCGGAAGCCGATCAGTCCGTACCCGTCTCGGTCCGTCCGTCCGGTCCAGATCAGGCAGTCGCCGCGAGGGGCGCAATGGGAAGCAAAGCGAGCCAATTCGGCGGGTTTGACATGGCGCATAGGGATAGCGTTGGCGAAGTTGGGCAACATGGCGAGTAGTGTAGCGGAATCACGCTGGCAACGGATCGGAAATCTCGCGGGCGCGAAGGGCGCCGATGCGACGGTGGACCTCGCCGATCTGGCGAGCCGTGCCGCGGCGCTGGTTCCTCGTCCAGACCCGACGCCGACGGCGGACCTGCACGCGGAGATCGCGGCGCTCCGGGACGAACTCCGAACGCTCAAAGGCGAGATGCAGGCGGCGCTCTCAGCTCTACCGACGCCGAAAGATGGGCGCGACGGGCTCGATGTGGACATGCCGACAGTCCTGGCCTCAGTCGCGGCGGAAGTCCAGAAAGCCGTGGCGGCAATCCCGGTCCCAAAGGATGGGCGCGACGGGCGCGACGTCGATATGGCCGCGGTCGATGTCTTGCTCAAGCAGGCCGTGAGCGCGATGCCGATCCCAAAGGACGGGCGGGATGGGCGCGACGTCGATATGGCCGCGGTCGATGTCTTGCTCAAGCAGGCCGTGAGCGCGATGCCGATCCCAAAGGACGGGCGGGATGGGCGCGACGTCGACATGCCAGAGGTGATGTCGCGCGTCGAGTCGTATCTCCAGAAAGCCGTGGCCACGATCCCGATTCCAAAGGACGGCGCGGACGGACGCGACGGCGTGAGCGTCGCCATCGACGACGTGCGCGCAACGGTTCGGGAGGAAGTGACGCAAGCGGTCAAGGCGTTGCCGCCGCCTAAGGACGGTCGCGATGGACTTGGTCTGACGAGTGTCCTCGTCGACCGGGCCGGGCATTTGATTCTGATGCTGTCGGACGGGACGACGAAGGATGCCGGGCCGGTCATCGGGAAGGACGGTGCCACTGGCCGAGACGGGGCGAGCGTCGATCCGGCAGATGTCCGCGCGCAAATCATCGCCGCGGTCGCCGCAATCCCGAAACCGAAGGACGGCGCAGACGGACGCGACGGGCTCGGATTCGACGACTTCGAAGTCACGCAAGGCGAGGACCTTCGCACCTTCACCTTCGCGCTCACACGCGACGGCGCGCGCAAAGAGTGGACGTTCTCCGTCCCGGTCGTGATTCATCGCGGCGTGTTCGAGGCGGGGAAGACCTACACC